TAAAAATGAATATAAAAAGCATTTTAAACGAAAGCGCTGGATTTGAAAAAGTGCTTCGTAAAGAAGCCAAAGGTTTGGTTGCTAAATGGAAAAAAACCGGTCTTTTAGAAGGAATTTCTAGTGAGATTGAAATTTCCAATATGGCACAGCTTTTGGAAAACCAAGCAAAACAATTAGTAACTGAAGCAAATGCAACCACTATTGGTTCAAATGGTGAAGAGTGGAATGGTGTAGCTCTTCCGCTTGTTCGCCGTATTTTCTCTGAAATCGCTGCGAAAGAGTTCGTTTCAGTACAACCGATGAACCTTCCTTCCGGTCTTGTTTTCTACTTAGATTTTAAGTATGGAACAGGTCAGCCAGGTTTCACAACTGGTTCAGGTAAAGATTCACAAGCCGACTCAGTATTTGGTATCACCGAAACTGCTAACCAGGCTTCAGGTGGTCTATATGGTGCTGGCCGTTTCGGTTACACCATCAATGATGATGTAACAACTTCACAAACAATTGGCGCTGCACCAGCAGCAGGTACTGTTACAACTTCTTCTGTAACTGCGGCTGATTACAACTACGATACTGCGTGGTCTGCATCAAATGCTGGTCAAACATGGTTGAAATACACCGTTGCAACAGCGGCGATGACTCGTCCTGATTTAGAAGGTGTTCGTGCGTTTACAATTAGTGGTTCTAACATCACCACATTCTATCCACAATTTACAACTATAAACTCAGCAGATACTCAAATTTCGTTTATTTGTAGAGCTGTTGCAGCATCTGCGGCAACTAACGCGGTTGTTAGATACCAAAAACAACCAACTGATGCAGCTCGTGGTGATTTTGAAACAACTAAAGCTGGAATGGAACTAAATCCTGAAACGGATATCAACATTCCCGAATTGAACATTGAGATGCGTTCAGTTCCGATTGTTGCTAAAACTCGTAAGTTGAAAGCACAATGGACACCTGAATTTGCGCAGGACTTGAACGCATATCACTCTATTGATGCAGAAGCAGAATTAACTTCAATGTTATCTGAGTATGTATCACAAGAGATTGATTTTGAAATCTTGGATATGTTAATTCAAAACGCATTGACTACAGGTTACTGGTCTGCAAGAATCGGACAAGTTTGGAATGGTAGTGCATTTGTACAAGATGCTAACTTAGCCGGACAAGCTTACATTCAGGGAACTTGGTTCGCTACATTCGGAACTGTACTACAAAGAGTTTCTAACCAAATTCACGCTAAGACAATGCGTGGTGGTGCAAACTTTATTGTGTGTTCTCCTGATGTTGCAACTGTGTTAGAATCAATTCCTGGCTATATAGCTGATGGAACTGGTGCTGAGAGAGAATTCGCATTCGGTTTAACCCGTGTAGGTTCTTTCGCTCAGCGTTACAAAGTGTATAAGAATCCATATATGCAAGAGAATCTTGTGTTGATGGGTTACAAAGGAACACAATTCTTGGAAACTGGTGCTGTTTACGCTCCATACATTCCATTAATTATGACTCCACTTGTGTATGACTATAAGAACTTTACTCCTCGTAAGGGTGTTATGACCCGCTACGCCAAAGAAATGGTGAGAGGTGAGTTCTATGGTAAAGTGTATGTGAACGGATTGGAGACTATCTCCGGTCAATAATCTGATTGAAAGATTATAAATTCAAAGGGGGAGGGTGAAAACCTTCCCCTTTTGTTTTTTATGAGGATATTTATAGTAAACTTAAATGGGTTACAATTATGACTGAAAACATAGAAAAACGAGTCCCAAAGGGAGATATAAAGTTCTCAATTACACTTTCTGATGAACAAAAGCAGGCAAAACAAAGTATTCTTCAACACCCATTTAATTTTATAATGGGAAAAGCAGGTAGTGGTAAAACACTCCTTGCCTGCCAAATCGCATTAGATTCTTTTTTTAAAAGGGATTATAATAAAATTGTTGTTACAAGACCAACAGTATCCAATGAGGATAACGGATTTTTACCTGGCTCTTTAGAAGAAAAATTAGAGCCGTGGTTAGTCCCTATTCGTTCTAATATGCGAAAGGTGTATGATAAATCTTCTGTATTGGATAAGATGGAACAGGATGAAAAAGTAGAGTTGGTATCACTTACTCACTTTAGAGGTAGAACCTTTGATGATTGTGTTTGTATTGTGGATGAGTTTCAGAATCTTACGAAATCCCAACTTGCGATGGTGTTAGGGAGATTGGGTAAGAATTCAAAGATGATATTATGTGGAGACCCACAACAGATAGATTTAAAATCCGCAAACGATTCTGCTATTCACGAGGTAGCAAAATTAAAACCAAGTGGGTATGTTTACACTGTAACTTTAAAAGATAATCATAGACACCCAGCGTTGGATGAAATATTTAAACTATTATACGAATATTAGATATTTATATTAATAATAGAGGAGTAAAAAAATGGCAGCAGGAAGATACTTATTAACCATAGAGCAGGGAGCAACTACTGATTTATTGTTGGAATATAAAGATTCTAATGGAAATCCTGTTGATTTAAGTGGATATACCGCAAGGATGCAAATAAGACCAACGATAGATTCATCTACAACACATCTATCAATAACAAGTGTTACCGCATCCGATGGCACGGGTTTAAACTTAACACCAACCTCTGCATCATTAACATTACCAAGAACATCAGGTAGTGTTGGTTTATTTATTTCCGCAGCAACATCATCTGGATTAAGTTTTACGGAGGGGGTTTACGATATAGAATTAGAATCCTCTACGGGTGTGGTTACAAGATTATTGGAAGGTATAGTAAAACTTTCAAAAGAGGTAACTAGGTGAGTAGTGATAGATTAAATGTAAGAGTTGTATCAAATCAAAATTCAGTAGAATTAACCAAAAACGAAAACACGGTTGTAATCTCTGATAAGAACCGAGATACTTCTATAAATGTACTACAAAAAGAAACAGCAGTTGTTACTGTAGTATCCAAAGGCCCTAAAGGTGATAAGGGTGATAAAGGTGATAAAGGTGATAAAGGTGATACGGGAATTGCAGTTACTAATCAAATAACCACGGGGAGTATAACCGCATCTGTAGATATAGGAACTGATACTTTTAAAGTACAAAGTGGTTCATCTACATTTTTATATGTAAGTTCAAGTGGTAGGGTTGGTATAGGTACTACATCACCACTATCCATACTTACTGTAGCAGGGGGGGATATAAACATTAATAGTGGGTATAGTATAGGTGGTAATTTTGTAGGTACATATACATCATTCATAACATATCACAATGATGGGTTAGGATTTTTACAAAGCGCAAGTTTTGGATTTAGAGGCTCTGCTTATATGGATTCAATCGCTTACCCCAATCTTTTTGGATTTGGTATAAATGACTTAAGATTTTTCGCATCCACGAATGGTATTGCAGCCCCATCCGAAATAATGAGAATAGTAGGTTCTACTGGGTTTGTAGGTATTGGAGAAACATCTCCATCAGCTAAATTAGAAATTAAAGGCAGTGGAGCAACCTCTGCAACAACCGCATTTAGAGTAGAAAATTCATCAGCAACATCATTATTAACTATATTAAATGATGGTACATCGGCATTTAATACATCACATCTTTATGTAAGTAGTAGTGGTAGAATAGGTATGGGAACTACTACCCCACAATCTCAGTTACACATTACAGGAGCAAACGCATTATTTACCCTATCACCACTCCATCCCCTACCAACAAGTAATGTTCCATCCGCATCATTCGCAACGAGTGGTAGTGGTGCAAATTTAAAACCTTATTTTTGGAATGGTTCTTCTTGGAACGCATTATATTAAAACCACATAATCAAAAATAAAACTATTTATATAAAACGGAGAAAAGTATTATGGCAATAAAAGTAACAGGGTATTTCAAAAACCCAACAACAGGCCTGATTCACGAATCACCATTATTAACACTTGTTCCACATTTACAATACGCAGGACAATTACAAATGGATGTTCATATCAGCGGAGGTGGAACGGTAGCGTATCATTCAATTGATAAAAATGCATTGGTATATAACTCCGAAATTACCGATGGTTATTCACAACTTATTGATGCTTTAGAAACCTATGTTATTAATAACCTTAAAACCGCAAACGATGTAAACTCTGCGGCAACATTTGAACACTATGTAAAGCCTGTAGTTGTAGAACCAACTGAACCAACAACTGAAGGTAGTGGAGAATAACAAAAATGGCAGTTAATATTCCAATATATCCTGGCTCATCATCATTCTTTCCTGGTAAAACACCCTTTGGATGGTTTGATAATGATTATGATTTCCAAGTTGATGCAGACTCAGTAACAAAGTGGTGTGCTCTAAGGCTTGGCTATCCTATTGTGGATATAGAACTGCAAGATATAGATTTTTACGCATGCTTTGAAGAAGCAGTAGATGAATTTTCATCCCAATTAAACCAATACCGAACCAAAGAAAACTTACTAAGTATTCAGGGTTCATCGCTAACCAGCAACTTTACCAAAAAATTGTTGAACAATAACTTTGGTGGGGTAGTAAATATCGCATCTGATTATGGAACTGAGGCGGGGAGCGGTGGTAGATTAACTCATTATACAGGTTCATTTACAATGGTAAGTGGAGTACAAATTTATGATTTGGGTGATAGTTCGATAGCAAGTTTAGAAGCGGGTGATTTATCAACTGATTCTATAACTATTCGTAAAATGCATCACGAGAACCCACCTGCGATTGTTCGTTACTTTGACCCGTTCATTGGAACAGGTTTAGGTTCACAACAAATGATGGAAACCTTTGGTTGGGGTAATTACTCACCGGGTGTATCGTTTATGATGCAACCTATGTATGATGACCTTCTTCGTTTACAAGCGATTGAATTTAACGATTTGATTAGAAAATCTCAATATGGGTTTAAGTTGTATGGTAAGAGGGTTCGTATATTTCCATTTCCAACGGATTTATACGATGGATTAAAAATTCACTTTGAATACACATTGGATTCGGAGAGAAATAACCCAGTAGCTAAAGCAAATGTTGTATCTGATTTTTCAAATGCTCCATTTGGTAGATTAGATTATTGTGATATAAATGCACATGGTAGACAGTGGATATTTAAATATACATTGGTATTGGTAAAAGAGGTATTGGGGACAGTTCGTTCTAAATTTAGTTCAATTCCAATCCCTGGCGCTGAAGTTACATTGGATGGTTCAGATTTAAGAACTCAAGCCGCAACTGAAAAAGAGCAGTTGATAACACAAATCAAAGAAATGTTAGAATCAACAAGCAGAAGGTCGCTTTTAGAAGCCAAAAAGGATGAAACTGAATTTTTAGAATCAACACTTAATCGTGTCCCAATGCCAATTTATATAGGATAATCCGATGGCATTATTTGGTTCGGCAAGAGATATTAGTTTAATCAGAAGGTTAAACAAAGAACTCATCAATGAAATAATTGATACGGAAGTGTATTATTATAAGCCTGTATTGGATGAATCGTTGGTAAATCTTTATGGGGAATCAAAAGATAAAGTTTTTTATAATCCTGTTAAAATCCCCTGCTTAATTGATAGACAGGACACTGAAGCAGTTTCAGATGATTTTGGACAATCATATGCACATACAGCCACATTCAACTTTTTAAGGGATACTTTAAAAGATGATAAAGACGTTAAGCCAGATGTTGGTGATATCATACAATGGGACAATGAATATTATATGGTTGATAATGTAAATGAAAACCGATTGTTTGTAGGTAAGAATCCTGAAACTTGGGATGGTGGTGATGGACACGGAACATCAATTTCCATATCATGCCTTACGCATGTTACCCGCCAAACATCCATTAAGTTGATTGATGTAAGGTATGGAAACTCTACAACAAATGATAGTTATTTACCAATAGGATTATAAGATGGGTAACACATATAGAGATATAAACTCTGAAAAGCCTGATTTAAAGCAGACGATGTCATCCACATCGGAAAATCCTAAGTTAAATAAGGCAAAGCAGGTTAGACGGGATACGGATAATACACAAAATATATCTATTGGTATCTATGATATTGACTTGGCTTTCAGAGATTTTTTAGTAAAAGATGTAAGACCATTTGTAGTGGATGATGGGCAAATCATACCTATCCCAGTAATTTATGCAAATCCCGAAAAATGGGTTTCGGCTCAAAGAGATGGGTTTATGCGGGATGCAAACGGGAAAATACAAACACCTGTAATTGTATTTAAAAGAACCTCCTTATCAACCAATCAACAGGCTGCAAAGTTAAAGGTTTTAAATTCCGAAGATGCACATCAACCATTTGAACGGAAATACACAAAAGCAAATAGATATGACCAATTTTCTATATTGACTGGGCAAACCCCTGTAAAAGAATATATTGCTGTTGAAAGACCCGATTATTTAGATGTTCAATATGAAATGAACATATGGTGTGATTATATGGAACAACTAAACAAAGTAGTTGAACAAATCATTTTCTTTCAAGGTAGGTCATTTGGTGATAGATTCAAATTCCAAATAAAAGGTGATGGATACAACTTTGAAACAATAACTGATGCGGGTGATGATAGAATAGTAAGAGCAAGTATTACTTTGGTATCAAAAGCGTACAT